TTTCTGCCTAAAGCAGCGATTCCTTGGAGTTGTTCTTGTTGTCTGTTGTTCAGCATACCTTGTTCCATATGTTATATTATCATCTTACAAGGTTATTGTAATATCTCCGTTTGTTTTTACCGAAATACTACCCAGTAAACCTTGGGCTTCGTATCCTTGAGGATTGGGTTCATTCATCAAATCAATAAACTCAGTCCCGTTAAATACTTGCAACACTTGGGTTGTTGTATTAAAGATTAGCGTGCCAAGATTAAAATTTAACTTGTCACGTTGCGTAGTTGATAATTGCAAAGTATTATCAGGGTCTACTGCTCCTAAGTTTATCTCTAAAATTCTTATAAGTCTATTAAAAGTAGCGGAAGCAACGCTCTCTCCTTGCGCTTGCGGGAGCTGAGTTGGAAGTAGCTTGCTCATCTTCTTCCGTCAGTTCTTATATCTATTCTTGTTGCGCCCAGTCTCCAGCCTATTCCTAAATTACCGTTGTTTGCAGCATCATCATCTGACTCAAACCTCAAGACCATTTGCCTTGCTCGGCCTCTAACATATGCTTGCTGAGTGCTAGATTGTATGGCGCTAGTAGAATTGGTTGTTAAAGAATCTCCAGGAAAGTTTCTTGTTTTAACAACAATATTGACCGAACCATTTTCGCTGGTATCTTGAATAAACTTAAAGTCGGGAATAATTCTTCTGATAAAAGTAAACTGTTCGCCATCACCTATATCAAAGTCAGAGCTTTCAATAAACACATTTGTCATCGGCGAGCCATCATCGTCAAAGCCAATTTCTTGCTGATACAGATACCCGCTGCTTACAGCTCTAGGGTAGTTTTCTATACCAGCATCTAGCCAAGCTGTTCTGCTAAGTTGGCCATACACCCAAGTTTGTTCTGCATAATTGTAAATAACATACCTGTCTACTTCGTTGCTTGAAGCAGAGCAATAGAACCAACCCACCTCATTCTTATCAGCAATTGTAAAAGCGTTAATTTTAAAAGATTGCGTAAGGTTGATATCGTTAAATACGTAATTATGAACGCTGCAAGGCAGCGTTTGTACGCTACCGTTGTAAGCGTAAAAATTGTTGTAACCCATCCAGTAAACAGCAGAAGTAGATGTCGTTGCTGCTTTTGGCCCTACCAAGCCTGTTCCTTCATTAATTAAGTTAACTGAGAATGTAAAAGGCGGTCCAACAAACTGCATGCTGTATACAGCGGTATCAGTCCAAACCAATATTTCTTGCCTTGATTTAACAGCTCCAATAATTGAAGATCCAGAAGATAGCCTCAAAGAGCCAGCAGTATTTGTAATTTTTGGCTCAAAGTCTAAGTTATTTTCTTGGTCTGAGAAAGCAATTAACATAGGGTCAACAGTTCCTGTTCTAGCTGAACCTGCATCGTTGATTGGATCAGAGCCTAAAACAATTAAATGCCTGTCAATTTCTGAAGTAATAACTTGCAAGCCAACCGTAGGCACTAAATTAGCGCCAGCTATTCCAGACATATCAACAGCTCTAGTTCCAACGCCGTTGTTTTCAGTCCATTGATAGATACCGCCACCCCTAACATTCATAATTAAGTTTTCGCCAAAGTTATCATGGGTCCAAAGTCTTAGCTGATTATTTGGAGATAAAGCAGTTACTGATCCAAAAGCCCCTTCACCCCATCCGTTTAAACCCCAACCAGTTCCTGGAACGTAAACATCAAGCCCAACATTTATTTGATATACCCCTACTGTAGAGCTTCCACCATTACCGCTGTCTCCAGCCGCGGCCAATACTGGATCGCCGCTAGTATCTTTAGCCTCTATTGTATAAGAGTTAGCATTAACAATGGTTGCTATTTGATATTCTTGATTGAGCACCGTAGCAGTAATATTACCGCCAAGAGAGGCTGCGCCTGAGAAAGTTACAAAGTCATTTTTTACTGCGCCATGAGCTGTATCAGCAACAGTGATGGTTGCATCTCCAGTTCCAACTTTAGCAAAAGTTACATCTCCTGCGCTAGTAGTTAATCTTATTGGGGTAATATCATTAAAAGAAGATCCTTCTTCTATATAGTATTTAAAGGTTGTTCCTAAACCTAAGAATTTTGTTCCGCCTAGAGAAACCCAAGAATGCAGAGCCCTGCAAGTTCCTAAAAAAGTATTTAAATTGTTTTTTGCCCAACCCCCAAATTTTTCTGGTAAACCTTTTCTAAATCTTACAAGATTGATATCAAACCAACCGCCTTCATTACTATAATCAGTTCCTTCTCTGTTTACGCCTGGTTTAAATAATGTTTTTTGTAAAGCCATTCTATATATGTTCCCAGCTCTTACCCTCAAACATTAAAGCTTCTGCTTCTCTTCTTCTTGTAAGTCCAGCCAAAACTTTGCCGCTTGCTTTGTTCCATCTTTTCATTTGCGCAGGTACTTCATCGTATTTACCTTCGTTCAAAACTCTAAGCATAGAACTGCTTTTAAGATTATTTGGCCCTAAGTTGTATACCCAAGAAACTAAAGAATCAAATTGACATTGATTCATTGGCACTGTAACAAGGCTGTTAACATAATGCTCATACTCATCTTCTAGCTCGCGCCACAACATAAACTCTGCTTTTTCTTCAGTCCACTTATCATCTTCTTGCACATCTTTGGTATGTCCATAGCCTATAGTCCAAACCCCTGCTGCGCATTTGTAGGCTTCTAACTCGCAACCTTCAAATTTTTTTATAATATCAAATCCGTCATCTGAAATATTCATTATATTGCTACTACCCCTGTTAAAGAAGCTATTAATAAAGTTGCCATAAAACCAAAGGTTCCAAATACAGCCATTTTTAGCGTTCCGTTTAGATTGCTCATCTCTTGTTTTATTTCTGCTGTTTCTTTGAATATGGTCTTCCATCTTTCTTCACATTTTGCCTCGTGAGATTTTAGATCTGAATGCACATCTGATGCTGTTTTTCTACTAGTCATCTTTATCAGGTGTATTTGAAGCGCCAAAATAAAAAGATATAACCGCAGATGCTAATCCACCTAAATATCCTAAAACTAAATTAATAAGAGCTTCAGAGTTTTGTTCTGGCGGCTGTAAAGTTACTAAAAAAATATAACCCATAAACCCACCAACAACAGCTATACCCATAATTCTTGCAGTCCAGTCTTTGCTAAACTTGCCTCTAGCGTCTTGCTTATCTGCTACCTCTAACTTAAATACATCTACTTCAAGTTCTTTCATTTGTAACTCAAAACTTTGTTCAGCTTTTTTAAGCTCTAACATTTGCTCTGGAGTCGCTGCTTGTATTGCTTTATTAATAGACTTTGGATCTGATTGACAGCCAAGAACTCCAGCGATAACTGATGCTGCTTGACCGCCTAACGGGCCGCCTAACGCAGAACCAAGAGTAGGGGCCAAAGCTCCCACAACATTTTTAATTAAACCAAATTTCATAATTACCCCGCTAATGGATTTTTATCATTCATCTTTGTTTCTATCTTATCCACTTCTTTGTTTAAAGATTGAATGTCAGCTTTAATTGTAGCTATATCTGTTTTTATTTCAGTAACATCTGGAACAGAAATTCCATCTATTTGTTTTTCTAAAAACTGTACAGATGTTTCTATAGAAGCAAATCTTTCTTCAATAATTTTTTGTTTTTGCTCGGTATCACCTATGCCACCTATTTGAGCCTCTAGGTTATCTAGCCTATTAACATACTGAGCGCCTTGATAGCCAAAGCCAGCTAAAGTCGTAACTATGCCTGCAAGAGCTATTAGTTGAGTTGTTTTGTTTTCAAACCAATTCATTTCAGCCTCCTATAAATTTGGTTGCAATTTTCTTAAATCAGTTAAAGTTTTTATACTCTGTCCTGCTAGGCCATAAAATGCAGCAGTATTGTCTGATAGTGTGCTATTAGTATAAATGCTTTTTGGTTCATACCACAATTCTTTTTGAGGGATGTCTACAGCTCTATAAGTATTAAAACCTGGTAAAAAGCCCATAACAGCAATAATAGCGTTCTCTGAGCCGTACTCGCCAGTCTCTTCTTGTTTAGCTGCAACTTGTTCTTGAGCTGTCTGTAGGTTCTGAGCAATAATATTTTCTACGGTTGTTTCGCTTTCTGTATCACTACCAACAGATGCAATAGATGTATCCATTTGATCTTGCGTTGTTTCAACTGTTCCACGTGGAACAACTGTTTCTGTTGAAACTGTTTCTGTTTCTGCAGATGTTGAATTAAAAGATGAGCTAGATACAGACATGCTACTCATATCAAGCACTTGGTTAGTTTGGGCGGTAGATGAAGCAAACTGATCTGACATACTAGGCGAACTGCTAATACTAATACCAGTATTAGATGATGAGCTTACAGCATTACCAGCGGCTATAGAGTTACCTGTAGCGTGAACTGAGTTGCCAGAGTTAGTACCGCTAACACTTTGATTTGCAGTTGTTATGGTGGATGCAACCACTCTTAATGCTATATCTCTACTAATGGAGCTTTTACCTGTAGCCTCTTCCCTTTCTGCGGTTTGGAACTCTTCCTCAAAAACTTCTTCAAACTCTTCAACTACTTCTTCTCTTTCGATTCTTTCTTCTTCTATTTCCGCTTCAGCTATACGTTCTTCTATGGCTTCAAAGATTTCTTCTACAGCTTCCTCTTCAAATATCTCTTCTATGAATTCTTCTTCAGGATCATCAAGCTCTACAAATTCTTCTTCGTGTCGCTCTTCAAAGTTCTCATTGGTTTCTTCTTCAAGCCTTTCTTCTAGTTCTTCAATAGTTTCAAATTCAACAAATGTGCTTGGTTCACTAAAGTCTTCAACTAAAAAAATTTCTTGAAAGATGAACTCTTCTATTAATATATCGTCTTGATGAAAAGGTTCATCATGGCGTGGGCCAAAGTCATCTATAAAAGGCAAAGGTTCAAGCTCAAAAAATATTATCAGCTCTTCAGTATCTGGGCCGCCAAAAAAATCTTCAAAGTTATTGCCGTTAAATTCTTCAAACGGTGGGAACATATCATCTTCAAATGTTTCTGTAATAGTAAACTGTTCCTCAAAACCTTGGTTATCGTGATGATCGTCTGTAAATATACCTGTGGCAAATTGTTCTTGCTCATCTATAAAACCATAGTCAACCTGCTCATCATTAAAGAAAGCTACTGAATCTTCTTGTCTGTAACCTGCACAAAAAGGTGCATACTGTGGGTCGTTATCACATTCTTGTTGGTCAAAGGCCTGCCAATAATTAGGACACGATTCACTATAAAGACCAGTGATATTACATTGTTGAGTTAATAAAGCATCACCATAACCTGAACAACTAGAATCATTAAGAGGATCACTGCAATCAATACCGTTGCCACTACCTGCGCCATATAAAGATCCACCATTTTCTAGCGTGGTATTGATAGATGTTGCATTCCAATTTTTATTGACGCAAGAGGAGGAGTTGGTTGTACCAGTAGAACATTCATCATGGTGATAATAGGTATATGAATTTTCTTTCTTAGAACCTACCTCACCTATTATTACATCATGGTTAATAATATTTAACGCACCATAGCGTATATCAAACGAGTTATTGTTCCACAATATAACTTCAAAGCTATTGTCTGTATTGCTTCTGTTGTACTCCCTTAAATCATACCAACCAAATATCATCTTGCCTGAGTCTCCCCAAGACTTCATCCTAGAATTGCTGTCTCTGATTAAATCAGTCCAGAAAGGATATAACGTGTAGGTGTGCTGTCCGTTAATAGGGTCAGGAGTATAGTCATTACAATAGCTACCACTATTACCAAAATGTAAGCATCCATTCGTCGCCATCCTCGCTTGGCTAAAAGTAGAACCGTAAAAAGTAAAATTAAAAGAAAGGTCAATTGCAGGACTAATACCATCATCAGAAACCTCGTATGCTAACTCGCCCTCAAAGTTGTTGGCGTTTGTTTGCAGATGAAATAAATCTTGTCCTGCTTCATAAGTGTACTGTCCATATACACTAAAGGATAGCAGACTAGCTACTGCGTAGCATAGAACTCTTTTTTGCATTGTTTTTTAGTTTTAGTTTTGGTTGTATAAAGAACCTTGACTGCCCCAACAACATCTTTATTAATCTTGTCTCTGTTAGGGTTTCTATCGTGGGTGCATTCTTGTATAAAAAATTCTTCTTGTTCTTTAGCATCTGGCCTTTTGGATGCGTTTTTAGCCCAAGCTTTAGTAGCTTCTGCACCTATTTTTCCCTTATAAGGACAAGGCGTACCAGCCATTTCCATAGCCTTAAATACTCTTTCATCCTGACAAAGAATAGATACTGAGGCCACTTTCATCCCAGTATCGTAGAGATATTTCGAAAGTTTAAGTCTTTCGCAGTTAGTATCTGTAACTGTGCGTCCTGTAGAAAACCCAAATACTTGCCCCTGGAAAGCACCAGAGCGGCCTACAGTACAAAGATCTTGCGAATAGGACATAATGCTAGGAGCTATTGCAGAAGCTGGAGGAGCTTTGCTCTTGACGTTTTGATTGATTGTTTGGGTTGAGTTCGACTGATTAATGTTTCGGTTGGTGTTATCAGACTTTGAATTATTGTTATTTTCATTAACATTATTGGTTTGAACATTAGAATCAGAAGTCGATTGATTGATGTTGGTGTTTTGATTCGTATTAGAACTGGTCGAAGTCGAATTATTTGTATTGTTAACATTTTGGTTTACTGTCGAATTAACCGTTGAGTTAGAAGTCGAAGTCGAAGTATTGACGTTGCTATTGGTGTTGGTGTTATTCGAGGTCGAGGTATTTACATTCGTATTTGAATTGGTCGAATTATTCGTATTGGAATTTGTGTTTGTCGAATTATTCGTGTTAGTCGATACGTTGGTATTAGCATTCGTATTGGTGTTCGTATTGGTATTTTGATTGGTATTGGTGTTTGTATTGGTATTGGTGGTTGTAGTCGTATTGACTGTATCTAAACTGTTGTTTTCACAATACTGAGATCCGTTGACGCAAGCTGTACCAGACTGTTGACTAGACTGGGCATTAACATTTACAGACAAACCAATAACCAAAGTTACCAAAAAACCAATAGCAGACCAGGCTATTATTTTATCGTGATGTTTTTGCTCCTTGTTCATTTGGTTTATAAACTCCTAGTTCAATTAATTTATCTCTATTACTTAAATGCTCTAGTTCAATATCTTTTTTGCTTTGGCCCTTGTATTTAACCGCCATATAGTTATCAATCATTTGCTGATTGATGTCTATTTTGTCTACTATAACTGATGCCAAAACTCTGCCGAATTTACCTTTAGAGTCTTTTAATTGCGTCTGTAAGATGACGTGCTTGCCATTTGATATGGCGTCTTTTAAAAACTTAGCAGCTAGCTTACCTCTAGCCTTTTCGTCTTTGTCGCGAGTCCTAGACTCGGGCGTGTCAATACCGTATAAGCGTACGCGACACTTGTAAATAATATCAAAGCCAAGATCCAAGTCAACGTCAATAGTATCGCCATCAACAACTCGAGTAACTTTGCACCCATACTCATACATTATTTTTTAGTTTTTTTTCTAACTTTTTTATATGCTTCGTTTATGTGAGGGGTACTAGGATCGTCTGCAATATATTTTCCCTTAACATCTCTAGCGCGTACTGTATCGTACATAGATGGAGGCGTAATAAACTTAAGAAGTTTTTTAAACCAAGACATTTTATTTTTTAAACTTAGAGGTAATTTTAGACCAAAGTTCAGGTTTAAATTTTTTTATTGAAAAAAGAATTACTGCTGTAATTATTATTGCTGGTATTAATATATCCATACTAAGCTCCTTTAAAATATGAAGGCAATCCAATCATAGGCCTTCCGTCATACTTGTTGCTTTTGGCATCTTTGCCGTCATTATTATTATAATGCAAAAACACTTGTCCGCAATCTTTACCTTTAAATGGCTCACGCCAATGCTCAAGCTCGCAACCACGGTACATAAGCATATCGCCTGGTTTTAAATTTACTTCTACACCCTTTTTACCTTCTTCACCTGATGGTTCTAGGAATATAGGCCAATCATCACCACCTAAATTCATAGTAGTAGAGATCTCGCAAGAGTATCTGTCTTTGTGTCTTTTTAGCTCATCACCTTTTTTATAGATTCTTGCGTATGAATAAGTTTCAGAAAGTTTAACTCCTGATTCTTTTTCCATTACAGGTTTTACTTTTTGCAATAAAGTTTCCATAGCTATATCTGCATAATGTGAGTAAGTTTCTGGTATTTGTTGGTCGTTCCATACACCAAAATATTCAGTAAATTGTGAAATGTATTTTTCATCAAACAAGTGTCTTGCTACTGCTCTTTTATTTAAAAAGTATTGATAACAAAAATCTGCTAGTTCTGTTGATATAGCACTTTTAATTACTTGGTATTTGTCTTTTTTAAAACTCATCTGAATGGATACCCTAAATTCCAACACACTAAGGAGTGTCGTATTCCTTTGGTTACTGGTTTGACTCTATGCCAAACAAAAGAAGGAAAAACTATTATGCTGCCTTTCTTTCTAATTTCTTCACATATTCTTGGCTGTGAACCTTCGTCTGTGTTTCTAAAATCAAACTCTAAATCTCCACCTTCGTATTCATCAGGGTCAGTAAGTGATACAGTCATACTAAGTTTTCTTAACTTACCGTGAACATTTAAATTTTTAGGGTTGTCATAAGGTTCTTCGTATGAGTCAGAATGCCAATCGTAAAATTGACCTTTTTTGTATTCAGTAAATTGACAAGACTCTGACCAATCCCATTCAAAATTCCAACCAGCACTTGCATTTGCTTGATGTAAGTAGGGTTGTATTTCTTTGTATATCCATCTATCAGACATCCAAACAATATCTGACTTGCGTTTCGTTTGAATGTTTTTAAGTTCTAGCTTACTTAAATTTTTTATGTCTTTATTTTGATTGCCTGTAATAGCAGTTTCTTTTTCTTGTTTTTTGCCATAACGAACAATATCGTCACATATTCTTTCAGGTATGGCTGATTGAAAGTACCAGTAATAATATTTTAAATTCAAAAGTTATATTTTATTTAAACCCAATCGTCAGCTTTAATTTGTCTAAAAACTTGTCTTAAATCCCAACAACTTGATGCAGCTGTAGCTGCTGGTTCATTCACTATAACAACCCCTGACCCTCCAGGCGCTCCTGCTCCTGCTTCTGCTGATGAACCACCACCGCCGCCACTATTAGCAGTACCTGCTTGTGCTTGTGGTTGGTTAGGTGAAGGTGCATTATAGTGATATCTTCCACTAGCTCCGCCACCACCTGAGCCACCTGCTGCAACCCAAGGTGATCCTGGAGGACCTGGAGTAAATGAACCACCGCCACCTCCTGCTCTAGTTACAGGCGAACCTGACACAGAAGATGCTTTTCCTGCTCCACCAGTACCTCCATCAAATTGTACAGGGGCTGCTAAACTTTGTCCTGCTCCACCTGCTCCACCACCGCCACCTGTGTTAGCTTGTGGACCACCTGGAACTGAACCACCTGAATTACCTTGATCTGTTGTTCCTGCACCACCATTTCCACCTCGATAACCACCACCACCTGAACCACCTGAATGTCCATCTATGGGTGTACCTGAAACTCCTCTAACTCCACCACCACCGCCTACTGCTGTAAGTGGAGAGGCTGCTCCAAAAACTGAATCTGAACCATTATCACCCCTCATAAAAGGGTTAAGTCCACCTTGACCTCTAGGAAAACCACCTCCACCGCCTGCACCCACTGTTACAGGTACTGGGCTTAAAGGAACAGGATGGGATGGAACTTCTAAGTGTCCACCTGCTCCACCGCCTGACCCTTGAGAAGCACCACCTGCTCCACCTGCTACAGCTAATACCCAAGCATTTGTTGTAAGTGGTTGGGCGGCAAAAGTTCCTGAACTATTAAAAGTAGTTATTTGTTGAGCTTGCGTAGTAACTGATTGTGCTGCTCCGATTAATCTTGGCATTAGCTACTCCATGTTCCTGCTTTTACAGCATCATATACTGAATTCATATCCCATATTCCTGAACCTGTGCCACCACCTTGTGCTTCTTTAATAATTGCGACACCAGAACCACCTGCTGCTCCAGTAAAAGCACCACCGCCACCGCCCCCGCCACCGCCACCGCCTAAGTTGGCTGTGCCAGCAACAGCATTAGTAACTCCAGTAGAAGCACCTGCTCCGCCTCCACCTGCTCCGCCTGCGGATTGATGTGGTGCAGGTTGATGAGAGCCACCGCCCCCCCCACCTGCGTAAGTTACACTTACACCTGTAATTGAATTAGCTGTACCTGCTCCGCCTGTTCCACCGATTTTATTAACAGTTGCAGTTTGACCAACAGCACCAGCACCTCCACCGCCTCCACCAGCAGAGTCACCACCGCCAGTAAGACCATTACCGCCTGCGTTTCCTTGGCCTGAAGTTGCTGAACCACCGGGTAGACCAGCAGGAACAGTACCTGCACCTCCACCACCTGAACCACCAGGTCTTCCAGAAGCTTGTGAATCTCTATCTCCACCACCGCCACCCCCAATCATAGTCATGGAACCTGAGTTTGATTGACCAGGGACTGCTGCTGCACCACTAAGTGAATTTGAACCATCATTTCCTGCTACTGGAGAAGATTGAGTAGCTCCTCCTGCACCAATAGTTATTGGAAATGGATTTGCAGGTATATAGTAGCCAGGATTAAAATTCAATCCTCCTGCTCCGCCACCTCCAGCAGTTCCACCACCACCACTACCGCCACCTGCTACAATTAATATATCAACAGTTGTGGTATATGGAGCTTTTGTAAAAGTGCCACTAGAGTTAAATGTGGTAATAATTTCAGGTTGAACGATTGCTGGGTTATCTACACCCACTACTCCACCATTAGAATTAGCCATGGTTAGACCTCATTCCATTGCGTATTAGAGGCATCCCATGTGTATTTTTTTTCTGTCCCAATTCCTTCTATGTTATCAGACCAAGTAGAACCAATCCATTTTAGATTAGGCTCATCCCAATGAGGAAATACTGTTAAACTGCCTATTTCAGATACACTTGGATAAGTAACTGGTGCTTTCCAATCCCCATCAGAGTCTAAAGACCAAGAGGAATAAGGTTCAGCAACAATAAACATATCTAAAAATGAATTGTACAAATAGCCAATAGCTGCGTATTGTTTTCTAAAATTATTATTGTATGAAGTTTGTTTCCAACTTGCTCCACCTGTTGAGTGTGGAACTAAATTAGATACAAAAGTTTCAGCTTGAGAAGATTGATCACCGCCATTGGCATCAACATCTTCGTTGGATACTACTATTACTCGTAATACTTCTAAGTTGTTATCTAATTCTGCAAAATGAGCCATAATTAAATACCCCCTTAAGCGTCATCTAGTTCTTCGTAGCTAATGGTATAAGTTAAATCGCCATTGGCACTTGCACCACCCTCTAAGATATCTCCCTCTTCAAGGTAGATGCTTGAGTTTTTATCAATAAGAACCAAAGTAGCATCTGCTGGAACAGAAATAGTAGAGGCAAATAACACTACTGAGCCACCACTTTTGATAACCCCCATTGTTACAGTTGCAGCACTACTGCCATCAATATTTGCAACAATAATGTTGTTTACTTTAATTAGCTTGTTACTTGCACAAGTTAATAAATCAGTAGTTACTGTAGTAGTTAAAGCTCCACATATACTGTTACCGTATATCGAAGTTACATTTACTAAATTTGGATTTGCCATAATATTGTCCTAATTTTATCCGAAAACCAAAGCCATTGCTATAGCTTTACCTGTTGTTGCTACACCTGAACCACCTATACTAAGTGAAGATGCAACATTTAAATCTGTTAAAGCGTCTATCATAGCTCCGCCTGAACCTGCTCCGTCAGAATAAATTACAGATGTCATTCCAGTTAGAATGGTAACTGTAGCTCCTGAACCTTGTTTTATAATAATACTTTGAGATCCGCTTGTAGCGTTTTCTATAATCCATACTTTTGAAACTGTGTTAGGTCCAATTGTTATAGTACATGTTGAGTCTAAAGTTCCAGTATATTTTAAGAACATAGCTCGACCAGCATCTGCTGATCCGTCTGCTATTGTTGTTGTATGAGTGTCAGCGTTGGTAGTTATGGCTTCTGTTCCATAACCAAAAGCATCTCCAATAAGTTCTAAATTAGTATTGGTAGAATCGCCCCAAGTGCCGCTTTCGTCACCTGTTGCAATTTCTTTTAATCTTAAATCGTTTGTGTAAGCTGCCATCTTTTACCTCTGAGCATTTAGTATGCCATTTTTAACTGGCTATTGTATATTAAATTATGCGGCCACATCTGTCCAATTTGGTGTCTGAGATTGATCTATATCTTGCCATTTAAAGACATGCCCTAATTCTCCTGTAGCTGATACGCCTGTTATAGAAACATTTGCTTCTCCATCTACCGTTGCTGTACCTAATGCAGATGTTGCACTTAATCCTGTTACTCCAAATCTATTATCGGTTTTAGTGGTTGCAGTACCTAAAGCTGATGTTCCAGCTTGTCCTGTTGGAATTTGCTTGGCTTTGGCTGTAATGGTTGGAGAGCCTACAGCTCCAGTCCCTTCTTGACCAGTTACTGATACATTTGCTTCTGCATCTGGGACAATAGATCCAACGCCTGTTGTACCTGCAAGGCCGCTAACACTTATGCTATTGTTTGATATGGTTGTAGCTGTACCTAAAGCAGATACGGCTGCAAAGCCATTAACACCATGTTGAGCTTCAGCATCAACAGCTACACCACCATTAGTGACAGTTGCAGATAAACCGCTAGGTGATACTTTAGCTTTCGCTACAACTGATATTGTTCCTAGAGCAGATGTGCCTGCGCCTGGAGCTGATAGTGTGACTGGTATAGGTTGGCCCCAGGTTAATTGACCCCAAGTGCCTCGACCCCAACCGTTTATGATAGCCATTTAAGGCTAGGCGATTCTTATAATTGCTGTAGAAGCTGCTGCCGCTGGGAATACAATAGTAAAGTCGCCTGCTGTAGAAGTTTTATCTCCACCAAAATCAATTGTTGCAACTGATTTATTGCTGTCGCTTGAGTTGTAAATCATACAACCTCTAGCTGTTACTGTTGCTGTACTGAATGTTAAATCAGCAAAGTCAGTAAAAGCAGTTGTTCCAGAGCTAGTAGGTGCAACTTTAGTTAAAGTGCCTCCACCCGTACTATAACCAGTTCCGCTGGCTTGACCAGTTGTTGTAAACGAAGTTGTGGTAGCGCCTAATGTTGCTGATGAAGTATACAAAGCTAATTTGTATGCGTCACCATTGGTTGCAAAATTATGATTGCCGAGCAACAGCTCTTTTTTAAAGCTAGTTGTAAGTGTTGATGATATTGCCATAATTAAAATTTCCTAATTAAATCAGCAGCTTCTTTTAAACCTGCTTTTTCTAATTCATTGTTTATTGTAATCCTATCAGATTTTATAGCATTTTGCATATATAGTTCAATAAGTTTTTCTATATTGTCTTTGTAG